ATGCAGGAAATGGAAAGGTACAAAATCTGCGAACTGTTCCGTTCCGCATCCTGCCTGAATGGTTATCTTGGTGGGTGCTTACTGTTCATCGACACTGGTGCTGATAAAAACGAATTAGTCAATCCGTTGATTTTGGATTCGTCCACCTTTGTTCCCGGAAGCTTAAAAGGGTTCAGGTTAATTGAGCCGTATTTGGTCACACCGGGGGGATACAACAGTGTAGACCCAATGGCAGACGATTTCTTCAAGCCGTCCGTGTGGTATGTTCAGGGTGTGCCAGTACACACTTCACGTTTGATTTATTTTGCCGAGAACAAACTGACATCTTTGCTGAAACCGAGTTATAACTTCTTCGGTCTGCCGTTGGCACAAAAGGTCTTGGATGCGGTGGCACACTACACACAGAACAGGGAATCGGCAGGAAGGTTGTTGCAGAAATATTCTGTGACAGTGTTGAAAACCAACCTTGAAAACGTGTTGGCAGGTGGATATGACACCGACCTGAAGAACCGCATCGAATATTTTGTGCGGAATCGGTCAAACGATGGGTGTGCTGCCATCGACAAGGAGCAGGAAGATTTGGTCATCCAAACCACAACTTTGGGTGGTGTGACCGACATCGTCCGTCAATCGATGGAGTATGTGGCTGCGATGTTCTGCGAACCTGTGGTGAAAATGTGGGGTCTTTCCCCGGCAGGATTCTCGTCAGGTGATTTGGAACTGAAGAACCACTATGACAACATCAAGAGTCAGCAGGAAAAACAATTCGGTGAACAGATTCAAAGGGTCATCAATGTCATCCAACAGAATTTGTATGGTGAGATTGACGAAGGCATCGTGTTCACCTTTAATCCGTTGTCTGAAGAAGACGAAAAGGTTGTTGCCGAAACCAACAAGATTCAGGCTGACACCGATGTGCAGTTGATAGATGCAGGAGTCATCACCCCGGCAGAAGCACGGCAACGATTGATTGACGATACCAACAGTGGCTATAACTCACTTGCGGAAGAAACCGATTCTTCACAGTTGGTGACAACGGCACTGGACATGAACATCGGTGGGAAGTTTGACAATGCGATGCGGAAAAAGGGTGCGGAACTGATGCTTAAAAAATTAGGCATCAAGGACACCGAAAAAATCCTTGCAGACATCGACAAACAACAGGAAGATTTTGATTATTCCAAGTTTGGTGATGCCGAATGAAAAAGGATGCGTTCCTTGGCACAATGCGTTATGTGATGGAAAAATACGGCAAGGCTTATTCAGACCTTGTCAATCCGTTATCAGAACGCATTTTTTTCTACCTTGAGCATGGGGATTCCATAGTCGATGCGTTCAACAAGGCAATGCGTGAAGTGGATTTCTACAAGCTGAACAAAAAAGCCGTAGAAAATGCGGTGTATGAGTCAGCCTTAAGGGGATACGGCATCAAAGCACCTGATGTCTATGCAGGTGTGGAAGGGGCAGACAAGAAGGCACTGCAATCCCTCACAAACGTATCGTGGACGGCTGACAACGTGAAGCTTTCCGAAAGGTTGCATGGTGTTAGCGTGGTGATGCACAACAACATCAAGTCTTCCGTGGGCATGAGTCTGCGATCATACAAAACCATCAAGCAGACCGCAATGAAACTGTATGACGGATATGACACCGCAGACAATATCTTACGGCAAGCCGACCTTCCCAAGTATTTAAGGAAGATACAGAACTTGACCAAAAACCTTTATGCAGGTGACCGAAACGCTGCACGGAATTCGGAACTGTATAAAAAGGTGACGAAGGACATACGCAAATTAAGGACTCCTGCATTAAGGGCAGCCTACAACCAAGCACTGGAAGCATCCTCAACGGACAAGCCGAGGGCATTGGCGAAGGCGAAAAAGATGTTGGAAACCGGGAACAGGGAAGCGTTCAACAAAGTGTTAGCGGAAGAACGTGAGAAAGCGTTAAAGAAGGCTTTATGGGTGGCAACGCAGGAAAAGACACGCTACCATGCCGAACGCATCGCACGGACGGAATCCGCAAGGGCATATTACGAAGGGCAGATGGCAGAAGCGGAACGTGACCCTGACATTTGGGGTTTCCGATGGGTTCTGTCAACCGCTCATGTTCACGGCAACAGTGATTGTGATTGTTATGATAACTCAATGGCAGACATGGGGTATGGGCGTGGGGTATATCCGAAAAACGATGTGCCTGAACTACCTGCCCACCCAAACTGTATGTGCCATCTTGAAAAGATATATGAATGGGAAGTCAAACCTTCCAAGGGTAAATAAACCATCACGAAAGTGGTGGTTTTTTTATGCGTAAATCTCCAAGGAAAGGAGGTTAAAAAATGAAATACGCAATGATTTTAGATGCCAAGCCATCCATGCGAACTGTGGATGACAATGGTTTTTTACACGTTGCACTCACCCCCATTTCCAAGGCAACAGTGAACCCTTATTTGGGTAGTGAAATCGAAGGAAGCAAGGAACATGGATTTGCTCCTGACAAAATCCTTTATGGGTTGCGTGACCCCAAGGAACTGGAGAAGGGTGCGAAAACGTTTGACGGATTGCCCCTGTTATTGGAACACCACCCCACGGATGCAGAAAACCTGCCCAAGGAATGGGTGGTGGGAAGTGTAGGGACAGATGCAGTTTACGAATATCCGTATTTAAAGAATTCTCTTACCATCACGGATGCACAAGCCATCAAGTATGTGGAAGATGGGGTCGCACAGGAGATTTCGTGCAGTTATCGGTTCACCCCTGAATTCAAGTCAGGCGAATACACCGAAGCTGATGGGTCTAAAGTGCATTATGACTTCATCATGCGTGACATCCGTGGGAATCATGTCGCACTTGTCCCACAAGGAAGGGCAGGACATGATGTCCGTGTTGCCGACAGTATTTCTACTGTTCAAGATAAAGGCAAAAAATTAGATGAAAGGAGAAACGATTTTATGCCGAAAACCGAAGAAATGCCGTTGGCGAAAGACGAACTGACGGCAGAAAACAAAAACTTCGCTGAAGGTGTTGAGTATGGGGAAAAACTTGAGAAAGAAGAACCCAAGAAACTTGACAGTGAACACGAAAGCGAAGGCATGAAGGAAGCTGAAGATGCCTGTGGGAAGGACGAGGACATCCCGGTGGACGAAGCGAACCTTGACGAACTCCTGAAAGACCCCAAGAACAAAGCAATCTTTGAGATGGGTGTCAAGTATGGGGAAAAACGTGAGAAAGCAGACCCGGAACGAATCGATGCCGACCACGAACGTGAAGGCATGGAACGTGCCTTGGGTGAGGACTCCATCAAGAAGATTCAGGATTCCGTGATGGAAAAAGTCCGGGGCATCAACAGTGCAGCAAGGAAAGTCCGTCCGCTTGTGGGCGAGATTGCCGACCCTCTTGCTTTTGACAGTGCAGAATCGATTTACAAATTCGCACTGGAAAAAACTGGCAAGGATGTTTCCAAATATCCTGAAGTAGCATTTGAAGGCATGGTCGATATGGTACTGGACTCCAAGCCGATGTTCACGGAAACCAAGGAAACCGATGTCAACGATGAGTACATCAAAATGTTAAGCAAGATTCGTAAATAAACGAAAGGAGAAAAATATTATGGCAGTTGATTACACTTTTCAGAATCATGTCAATGTATACCCGGAAATCGGTGAACCTGGTGGGTATGCATCCGTTAATCCTATTATCAGCACTCCGTTAGGCTATATCGCAAAGGCAGCTTGCCCGGTTGGCGGTTTCGTATGGGAAGACACCACTTACGCAGGACAGGTCAATCCGTCCGGGAGTGGTCAGCCTTTGGGTTTTGTAGTGCGTGAACAGAACGTTCCGCTGAATGCGAACGCATCCTATACCAACCAAGTCCCGGCAGGTGGCGTGGTTACTGTTGCGGTTGAGGGTGACTTCTTCGGTTGTCCGTCCGCAGACTCCACCAAGGGTCAGAAGGTATTCGTAAACACCACGAACGGCACGTTCAAGGGTGGCACGGCAGGTGCTTCCGTTGATTCCCATGTGGAAACCAACTGGGTATTTGCGACCTCTGCCGATGCAGGTGAAGTTGCGATCATCTCCAATTTCGGTCAGCGGAATGTGGTTGTGGCAGCCGAAGCCATCGACCTGTCCAGTTATGAAACCTCTGCACACGCAGCCGAAACTTATAGCACCATTGCCAACACTGTAACTGCGGTTGTCGCAGGTACAGCTGCACACACCATCAAGGTTACGAAGAATGGTGAAGATTCCACTGTGGAAATTCCGCAGGAATAATTGTGAAAGGAGACTAACACTATGGCTATTACTAAAGAAGAACTCCGTCAGGCAATGGCAGACAGTGGCATCGTGTTTGACGGCATGAAAGAAATCATCTCCGATGCAGCCATCACTGCACCGAACGTGGGTGTTCCCACTGTTTTAACTACTTATGTTGACCCGGCAA